TCTCTCTTTTAGGGAAGTTTTAATTACGGGTTTATTTTCAGCTTTGCCTGAACGCCCAACGCCAACTGTCATATCGGCAGGAATAGACACCAAACTTGCTTCAACGGGTTTCCATGACTTAGCACGATAGGTTTCCTTATCGCCTTTGTCTCTTTCCATTTTGCCAATAGAGTAACCAACGGAAATGTTAGCTTTAATTCCATCAACAACATCAGAGAAAGCCTCACGAGCCAATTCACCTTTTCCAAAGCGAACTTCTGCACGTAGTCTACGCGCATTCTCGTCAAGCTCTACCGATTTAATAACACCAATCTGCTTCTCAGGATCGTGATCCAAAAGCAATGGTGCGCGACCAGATGCTAAGAACGATAAATCAATCGACTCTCGCGTATGGTCTAATACTTCAGTACCGAATGAACGACCCACAGGCTCTTCACTCGATATTGCCATCTTAACTGTTCTTGTCTCTTCATCAATGGGAGAAAATTCCATCTCCATTGCACGATGCTGTACTTCAGGACTAGCCGATCGATCAGTTTCTTCTTCCACTTCTTCTGTAGTCTCTTCTACAGTTTCAGCAGTCTCTTCTACTGTCTCTTCAACTACTTCTTCAGTACGAACCTCGTCAACAGACTCAACAGTAGCTTCTACTTCTACTTCATTGTCCATATTTACAGCCTCTTCGTTTCTGTCATCATCTAACATACCAGCAATCTTTCTAGACCAAGAAAAACCAGCATCGCCACCCCATAATGCCCAAGCAATACGCCCTGCACTAGGATAGCCTTTCTCACCTGGACTAAAGCCCTCTGCTTTCTTGTCTACTTCATGCCGACTAAAGAAAGAGTACATTCTTTTTACTGTATCGAATGATAGCTCTTTTCTATTCTTTATGTCTCTCGCCCTAGCCACACCAACTTCAGTGCCACCACGACCATGCTCTTTGCGCCAGTCTAAGCCTTTTACAGCCTCTGACACCATTCCATCCGTAGGCTTTGTGTTTATTTCTTTACCCTTGAACTTCGGCATCATCTTCTCCGATTATATCTGGGTTAATGCTGTTAAAGTTAGCGCCATACGGTTCAAGAGCGTAGTTTACGCCATATTGTTCAGCTATATCGCGATCTCGTGCTATCTGAGACACTAACTCTTCTACATCCTTACCATACTGACTAGCAACGTCAGATAGGCTGAGAACGCCTGATTTTAGCCCTGTAATCGCTGCATTCATTTCTTTCTGCGGGTCTACCCAGTTCCATGCTTTGCCTCGGAATTGAGCAGCATCACAAAATCGGTCATATTGACGTAAAGGTATGCCAAAGCTATTAACTTCCATAGAAGCAGCAAGCCAATCATCATAAACTACGCGAACAAAGTGGTCAGTAACAAACTTCTGTAGATTACGATAGGCATCACGCTCTTCTAGTGCGCCCTGACGAATAGAACTGTATGAAACAGACTCTAGATCGTTAGATAGGGCAAAATAGCTAACACCTAATGCAGAAGCAATGCCTTTAAGCACTGCCTTGTGGAATGAATCAAATTCGTTATTTGGGTATTGAGGGTCAAATGTCTTAAAGTCAACACCGTTAGGCAACTGATGGAATGAACCTGGAGTAGCCTCCATAATTGGTACATTGCCATCTAAGTCATCAGCAACAAATCCATCACCGCTAGGAGAAGTAAAAAAGCCCATTTTACTAGCACCAATACGAGCATTAACTACTGCAGCTTCTCTTAATGCGCCTAACTGCTTCATTGCAGAGATAGCAGATGCCATCCAAGGCTCACCACGCGACTGTCCTGCACGATTAGGGTCATACAGGTGAATCATTCTATCTGCGGGTATACGAACGTGCTTTGGAGACTTGCCTGTAGTCGTATAGTCGTAATCACCTGGATGATAGGTCATCACATGGTATGCAACAGGCTTGCGAAACTTGTTTAGCTCAACGCCCATTCGCACTTCATTGCCATTGGCTAGTCTTTCGTTTTTTTGCTCGTCAATTTGGTCTGGCTCAAGAAACTCTAGAGCGAAAGAATCATGAAATGAAGCGCCACGATGCTTTATGATAAACACTTCACCGTCACGGGCTAGACACTCAACAGCTAACTTTTGTGCATCTATCCACGACATACCGCCATCAACAGTACAATTACCTAGCTTGCCCCACTTGCGAAATGCAGTCTCAACCTTTTGATTACCATCTCTATCTAGTTTACCTATGGAATCAGTTGCTTTTACCTGCAAAGTAAAGCCTTTTTCGCCAACTACGTTAATTTTAAGCAAGCTTAGGTATTTTTTTGCATATTCGTTATTTCTAGCTAAGTCTCTTGCTCTAGACCTAATTGATCTTAGTGCAGGTCTTAACTCTGAGTCAGCAGACCTTTCAGAAGCCCTAAAGTCGCTAAATAGATTGCCAGTATTAGCTGCTGAATACTGCCTCTTAAACACTTTGTCTTTTTTTACGGCTTTTGGCTTAAATATGTCAAAAAGAGCCATTTAAAACCTCACTTTTATAGTGCTTGAGCCTTTACGCCCATGCTTAATGTCTATTGCGTTCATTTCCTGCTTAACTTCTCTTCTGTAGAAGTCCCTAGCATTAACTAGCTCTTCAAACGTCATCTTATTTAATGATCTACCAGCTATGGAATAGCTTGCCACATCAGAATCAGCTTTGCCAGACAGTAAACTTTCTATCTTGCCTAGCATAATTTCAGCATGGCTTCTTGGGTCAGCTTGGTTTACGTCTAAATCAGGGATTGCAGTAAAGTGACCACGATCAACAACTACTCGCTCACCGTCTGCTCTAGATATTTCTAGCTGATAAAAGTAATGACCTGGAGCAAAGTCTTCACTGTCGTCATTAAGTACTGTAAAAAGGTAGTGTGATGTTTGCGGTGTTCCAGTAATTGTTATTTCGTTACTGCCACCGCCTGAAATGCGAGCTTTATAAGTTGCTGTGTAGGTATCCGTAGGATAGTCAGAGACAATATCAGACCGTTTCCACTGGATAAAGTCCCCTACAACAATCTCTAATGGTTCTCCCTCTGGAGCGTTAGCAGCATCAAATAGATTTGCCATTAATTTACACCTTTATCGCCACGAATTAACAAAACTTTTACCTGTCTTTGGTACAAATGATTGCCTTTGCGTAACAGGTTCTTCAGCCTTTTGTACTGGCTGTCTGTCTCTGTTATCTGCTAAAGCATTAATATCTACGTTCAATATAGCATAAGCTGCGATAGAGTAAACAAAACAGTCTAATGCTTCGTTTCTCGGTCTTATCTTTTGGAATACACGCTTTTTGTATCCCCTAGTAAACTTAGTTATAATTTTCTCTGCGGTTAGCTGACGAAAATACTCATCGTTCAAGTCATCGTGAAAGTGTATGTAGCCAGCACCCTCTTCTTTAATCCGCAATCTAGCAAATAGTAAATCTTTTGCAGTGTCTACACCAACAGGAAACAACAAACACTTACCAATGTTGTTTTTTGATGGTCTGCCTACAATTGCTCTGCCCTCACCACCAACACCCTTGATAGCGAAAACCCTTCGAGCATAGTTCTTCTTAGCGTAGGAGTATACCGTATTTGTAAAATGTCCACCAGAGTCAATACAGGAGGCGCGTATAGGCAGTTGACGACCGTCATTACATAGATAAGTAGTAAACAATTTAGTGTCTAAAGCAGTCCATAATTGCGGAGTAGATGGATCGCCCCATAAGACTTCATGGTTTATTACCCAAGACTCATCATCTCTGCCCCACCCAATGATAGAAAGCTCTAATCGATCATCCTGAACGTCAACTCCACAAGTGAGAAAGATCACTTCGTCAGGAATGCCATCGCCATAGGCTTCTCTTCTTTCTGCCAAAGAGTAATCATCAATTGTCTCGCCCTGATCTTCCCACGTTTCTCCTAAGTAAGTGTTTGTCCATACCCTAAGTTGCTCTGGGTTTTTACGCATGGACATAAAATCCCTAACGCCATCAGACAAAGGTGTCCACGGTGAGTAAAGTCCGTTAATAGAAAATCCTGCTATACCCTTAAATTCCTTTTCTGCTTTCCATGTACCATTACGAATAGCCCATCGCCTGTCAGAGTCAGACCACAATACATCGCATTCTTCGCATAGGTACTTTGCAGTATCTGGGTCGTCATCAGTCCACTGAACATTAGACCACTTTAGCTTTTGCTCATGGTGGCAATGTTTACAAGGCACATTGTAGTAACGCATATCAGATGCTTCGAACGCCTCTTCAATACGACTTGCATCTTTATTCGTGGGAGTCGAAACCATAACAACCTTACGATTCCAGAACGTAGCTGCCCTCTTACGGGCTAGTTGTATAGGATCACCCTCTGAGCCAGCACTCGCGGGATACCGATCCACCTCATCACAAAGCACAAGGCGAATAGGGCGAGATGCCAAGCCTGATGGACTGTTAGCACCAACAAGTGTCAAACTACCACCAGGGAATAATTTATGTAATGTAGTATTTCCACTGTCTCTTGCGCGAGGATCTTTTACTTTACCTCTTAGACAAACTGTAGATTTGAGCAATCCGTTAGCAACACGATCCTTTGAGAATGCTTGCGCCATTTCCAAGGTAGGCTGTAGACACAAAATCGGTGACGGGTCGTTATCAATGTGATACCCAATAATGTTTAACAGGGCTTCTGACTTGCCAAGCTGCGCTCCTGCCATAACGACAACTTCTCGTATGTTCTGGTCAGAGCAAGCATCCATAATCCCACGTTGATATTCAGCGCGAGCAGTATGCCATCGACCAGGCTCAGAACTACTTTGGGAGTCTAGTCGTCTTTTTTGGTCTGCCCACTGACTTACCGTTAGCTTTGGTGGCGGCTTTAGTGTTCTTATTGCCGTCTTCAGGTGCTTCCTCAGTTCCTTTCGTTTCTGTCGCGTTGACCGATGGATCATAGTTACTCAGTTCCTCTAATGCTTCATTCATTAAGTCTTCTAAGATGTCTTGACATACACCAGCTTCATTTTCGGCAGAGACAACAGGAGCAGCTTTAGTTGGTATAGACAGCAACTTACCCTTTAACGCACCAAGCACTTCTTCCCACGCTTTAACTACATCTTCTGCAACAACTAAAGTTCCGTGTACAGTCGCTAGTTCTAATTCTGCTATCTCAGCTTCTGCGTTAACTTTTCTTGTCCGAGCCTCGTCATAGCTCGATCCGATCTTAACTCCACCTGTAGATGCCATGCTAGTTCCCTTTGGTTTTTTTACATAATATCACAATATACACAATTAGGATTAGGTTTTGAATATTCTGTCGCTACGCAATAAAAGCGCTC